CCAATTACCACCAGGTAACTTGATGACGCCAGCTTCAGGATGTAGCGTACGGGGCGTGGCCAGGTTCTTGGCTGCAGTTGTAGCAGCCCGCTGAGCTAGTGCCACAGTTTGCACTGGAGCCATTGTAAGGGCACCCACAGCAAGATCCCCTACTAAGTCTGCAGTGGGATTGCCTGTAGTAACCACAGAACCTAAATACTTTTCAGCTAGCTCCATAAGATGCTCAGACCCAAAAGCTGGGCGCTTTTGCTTTTGACCTAACACAGCGCGCTTGAGCATGACGGGGAGATTAGCCGTGTCAGCAGGTGCCCCAGCTAGCATTAGTGCGGCCCTGTTACCAATAGCCCCGGCGTTACGACCCATACCCTTCCAAAACGTAGGATCTTGCATCGCTCCAAGAAAAGACGGTTCCACAAAGGCGTTAGTCTTGCCGGCTTTATTGAACGCGTTTGAGGCCATTCCTAGTTACCTGCGTAGATGTTGTAGCGCGGGTTTGAATTTGTCAGTATGCCTGGCATCGACAGCATGTCTTGTGGGTTATTGATACGCTTGAGGTTTCGTTTGCTCGTCATTGCAATGCGCTGTACCTGCGGCGCGGGTTCAGTCCCAAACTCTGGAGCAAGCTCACAGGCAAGATTATAGGTGAACGCACGCAAATAACCGGACGGGAAGGATAACTCGGTGAACAGGTTGACTGGCTGCGAAAGTTCCTGCACAGAAACAAAGTGCCACTCAAGTGATCTTGTAGGAACGGGGTACACCGACAACTCAACATCGGGGTAGCCCATGTTGGCGAGCATAACTTGCGGGAATGTTGAGGTGACACTCTTAACCGCAATACCATTGTACTGTTCTTGCGTGATAATCTTGATGTCGTACGAAATGCCAGTACTCGTGTCTTTGTAGTACGTAGCTTCGTCAAGCAGCACGGGCCGTAAACCCACCAATGTGCCTGTAGGGCCTAACGTTTGAGTGGCCACACCTGCAGGCCACGTGAGCACCTGGTCCTGCGTGGTATAAACAGCCAAGCGCTCTGTAGACCATGAATCAAGCATTTGGTTCAGTGCAGTCAAGCCGTCTTGCATAATCGCTGCGGACGGGGTTTCGGCCTCGGCTAGCACGCCAAGTAACCGCAAAGCCCGGGTAATCTGCTCGCCTGCTGTGTTTGCCATTATACTCTAGCCCCGAAGGTTTTGGTACAAGCCACCCACAAGGCACTACACCCTGTAGGTGGTCTGGTTGTCACACGCGGTACAGCACCCAGGTGTTGACTCCTGCAAGCTTACGTGCACGGAAATTGCCCGTGGTGCCGATCGCAACAATTACCGCACCAACCAACGTCCAACCAGTGTTGGTGAGCACGGTAACTGCACCCGTGCTGGTCCCAATGTTGATAATGCCGATGTTAAAGGCGCTGTCCGTGTGGGCGTTTGCCAGCGCAGTATCAAGCGCCGCAGCTGTAGGTAACGTGTACGAAGCCGCCGAAGTTGAAGGGTCTGCTACAATCAGTTTGCTTGTCAACTGCGCTGCAGTCAACGTAGCTGTAGCACCAGACGTAGCCGGTGCGCCTTGGGCCGTAAGAACCACTTCAGCAGAATTGCCATCGCCGTCTTGGCGACCACCACCGATATTAGAAAGAGCCATGATGTATCCTTAAGTAAGAAAAGAGAACGAAGGGCCGAAGCCCTTCAGTTTAGCCCCAGAGGCGCACAGACATAGGAGGACGAACCAAGCCATAACCATACAGCACATCCATACGACAAGGCATGCGGTCGTTGTTGATGTCGTATTGGCGAACGATCCGCATCGAGATACCCCCGTGGCTCTGACGCGAGGCCATGTCCACACCTTGCGGCAACAGCAAGTCAGCCGTAACAAAAGCGATGGCATCCTTGTTGTAGACCAAGTTCTGGGGGTACAACGTCGAAGCACTGCCCAGCATGGTCACAACAGCAGTGGCCGCAGGGAACGCATCAACGGTGGCCAGCGCGTGGTCCGCGGTGTACAGGGCTGGCGAGATAGGCAGGGTAGCAGTGGTTGTAGCGGTCACGTCAGCCGTAACCACGAACTGCTGGAGTGAGCCAGTAGAAACGCGGGTCTGCGGGTTAACGGCGTTGACGCCAGCGACGGTGAACACATCGCCACGTTTCCAAGTCTTACTCGAACCCGTGAAGCTGATGGGGAGAGTGGCCTGACCCTGAACAGCCACAGTACCAGTGGACGTGATCGTGGTGCCCCATGCGCCAGTCAAGTGGCTGGTGATGGACTGGGACATGTTGATCTCATCAAAGCCCAGCACACCAGTGCCCATCATACCAGATGCGAACTGACGGGAAATGACACCTTGGGGATTGAAGAAACCCTTCATGCCTTCAACCAGCCCGGCATTCGCAGCAGGGTTGACAGTGGCGAAGCGTCCGTTCAAGCTTACGGCGGACTCATTGAGCTTCTGCCCAGCTTGAAGCAAGACGGCGGAAGTCGCGGGCACGGTGCCGGGCGTACCAACAGAGGCGTAGATGTCTTTGTAGACATTTGCAACGTCGGCATCAATGCTGGAAGCCAGCTGGCTGATACGGGGCTTGAGCACGCGGTCAGCGAAGTCGTCCAAGCTCAAGGCCAGCTCAGCGGATGTGAAGCTCACACCGATGTGCTTCTGGCTGGTCACAGCGAGCGAGGAGTACTGCTCGTTGTCATCCTGGACTTGCAGGGCAGGCCCATCAGTGACCAAGGCACGGTCGGGCAAGCGGATGCGCAGCGTGGAACCGATCTTGGCACCTTGCACGGCGAAGCTGCTGTCGTATTGGCGGTTGACATTGCGGACGAGCACAAGATTGTTCTCCAGAATTTCCAGAGACTTGCGAGTGATCATATCGATCGTGAGAAGCGAGTTGGACATTTAGTCCTCCATAAAGTTAAGTTAGCGGTTTTCTCGCGCTTGCAGCTTCTTTGTCTGGCGGGCACGATCTGCTTCAATCCATTCACTCGTGGTCATGCTCTGGATAGAGCGTGGATCCGTCGTGTCATATACTGGACTGCCGCTAGACCTTGCTGTCCCCGGACTTATCGGCGTGGGCGCTTTCGTGGTCTGTTTCACCGGGGGGTTGCTTGCGAGCTTTGCTTCAAGCTTCCCTATTTCTTTTGCTTGCGCGTAGGGCGCTAATAGTGCGATGCGAGTAGCTTCTTTCGGATTTGTTCCAAGGTGATACGCCACCTGTGGCCCAATGTCCGAAGTTTGGATTGCTTCCATCATCACTTCCGTGATTCGCAAGCTCGGGTTTCTTGTTACTTGATCGTAATCATCGAAACTATCCCGTGCATGCTCTTCAAGGTTGCTGAAGGCTTCAACAGCAGCTGCTTGTCCACGCAAAACTTCCCGCTGTGCTGCCAGCTCGTCAGCCCTATGGTAAGCCAACACCTCAGCATAGGCTTCAGGGCTTTCGAACTGCTCAATTGACAGGTTGCTTTGCGGGGCTGTCTGTACTTGCATCTCTGCAGTACGGGCAGTTTGCTCGCGTTCCCACTTTCGTTGCTCCCGGGCAAGTCGTTTGCCGATAGCCGCATCCAGTTCCTCTTGCGAGAATGTCCTAGCTGCTTGCGCATCAGCTTCTTCCGGTGTTACTACATCCGTTACAGGCGCTACCGTGGCGGGCTGTTCTGGCGCGGTTACCACTTCCGCTAGGTCTTGAACTTCAATCGTCATTTCATGAATCCTAAGATTCCCCGATGGGACTCACCGGTAAGCTTTGTTGCATAGGCTCTTGCATAGGCTCTTGCATAGGCTCTTGCATAGGCTCTTGCATAGGCTCTTGCATAGGCTCTTGCATAGGCTCTTGCATTCCTTGCATTCCTTGCATTCCTTGCATTCCTTGCATAGGCTGTTCAGCTGCTTCTTCTGGTGCGCTGGCGTACAGGTCACCACTGGTGAGCATCCCGTGGACTGTACCTAGCACAATGTCTTGAATTTGGTCAGGGGACATGCTTGCTTGCACAATGCTGATCCGCTTGGTTTCTGCGTCAAACGCCTTGATCTGTGCCTCAAACTCTTTGGTCTTGGCGTCGCGTGCTTCAAACGAGTCTTGCACATTCTGGAGCATACTGGACATCTGTTGAAGCTCTTGGTTCATAGCTTCCATTTGTTGTTTGGCCGCTTGCAGCTCTGGGTTATCTTCACCATCACCCAGCAGTTTCGGGTCAATCATCTTACGGAACCGCTGAGCTATCTCTTGAGCCCCAGGCCAGTCCATGTTCTTGATGAACAAGTCGCCCGCAACGCTCCAGAGCTCCGGGTTGCCTTGTAGTATGACTGACATTGACTCAGCAGCTTCTTGGCGCTTGGTTGCAAAGCCAGGGCCTGTGATAACCATCACATCGTAGGTACCAACGCCGGGATTGAAAATCTTCTCTAGCACTACACCCTGGTCGTCCACAATCTTTTTAACTGGCTCAGTCTGCTCCGGGTTGATCTTAATCATCTTTGACTCGCCATCCTCACCAATGATTCTGGCGATACGCTGTGTGTCATAGATTTTGGGGATCAGGTCGATTATCTGACGACCAATATACCTGATGAACCTACCATAGTTATCCACAAAGTGGTACGTGCCAGTGTCGCCCTCTTTTTGGCGGGCTAGAATGGCTTTGCCTGAGCGCTCATTGCCCCCAATTCCCAAAGACGCGTCATACTGCCCTGTGGTGCCCTTGATATCCTCAGACGCAGCCAGCTTAGCTGCGATAAGCCCGTTCTGTACCATGGGTGGGGCAGAACGGGTCGGGAGCGGGAGCGGTGAACCAGCTCCGTCTGTCACATCCACGTTCACTTCCAAATACGGCCAGTTGGTGGTATTTGCTGTCTTCCACTGGTGCTCGTACCCTTCGAACTGGCCCCCGTAGCCTATGAACGGTGC